TTTGGCGAGACTGCGTAAGGCGACCGGAGGTATAAGGCTGGGTCGTCCCCGTCCATCGTCCCCATCACGCCTTGCCCCAGTGCTGAAGTTTCTAGTATATCCTTGGTTTGGTAGTTCTTCGGTGTCCATAGTTTCTTTATTGTTTTAGTTCTGAAGCAGTAGTTCTCTGCCCGTAGTAATCGTGCCATCCATGCATTCATCAAAGCATCTTGTTCAGTGAGTCCTGCTTTCTCGTACATTGCAACAACAGTTTCCCAGGTGTATCCGTATTTATCCAACGCTTTCTTAGCAGCTACTGGTCCTACCTTTGGTACACCACTGTATCCATCTGTTGAATCTCCGGTCAGTGTTTGTATGAGGTGGAAGTTATCTGCTTCTTCTACTGATGGTTGGTGGTACTCTCCTCTGTTATAATCGTAGAAGATACCTGGTACACTCTTGAAGTCTTTGTCTATGCTAACGATGATCGTCTCTTCATCCATTGCTTTATCTGTTGCAAGGATAGATATAACATCATCAGCTTCCAAGTTATCCCACAGCACACCACCAAGTTCATCGATGATCCACTGCTTTACTTGTCTAAGTATAATAGGTAGTCGGGACTTAGCACGGTTTGCTTTGTAGTCAGGGTACAACTTGCGTCGGAAGTTAGCACGGTCTGATAGACACAGCACTACATTCTCACATCTTAAGTTATCTCTGAACTCCTGTATCTTATTTATTACACGAGCTTTAGCTAATGCCATGTCTGCGTGTACCGTCCACAGTTCTTCCTTCCATCTGATAGGTTCTTCTGCGACAACAGCTGCCTCGAAAGCGAGGACATCTGCGTCGATTAGTAGTGTAGTTTTACTCATAATATATGCTCCAATTGTTTTGATATTTCTTGTATTTGCTTTTGCTTGGGTTGTCCGAGAACAGCTTTATTGTTAACGATGTAACAACTGATTGCGGGATCATCCACCACTCTTGTATCGGGGCTAAGTAAACAGCTACCACATCAACAGTACTTGGTATGTGTTCCTTGCTTGTTTTTCCACATGATGTATTAACTACATAGTAATTATCTTTGATGCACGATGTACTCTTTACTTGTACCTTTAGATCACCAGCCGGACAGTGGACAATAAAGTCCCAAGGCATAGGAGTCGTTGGTGTGTGTGGTTCAAAGTCCCGCTCTAAACATTCAGCTATGAAGCGAGTCTCTGCTATAGCTCCTATCCGTTGTGCGTTTGATGATGGCATGGTAAGGTCTTGTGTATCATAGAGGTATGCAAGGGTAGTGTAGCTGTCGTATTGTATCTCGTCCATCTCTTAGTGCGTCTCCGCCCAGCTGTCACCTACTTTGTACTCACCGTCCAACTGTACATTCAGCTTCAGTTCTTTACCAGCTACACGAATAGCTTTCACTGCTAACTTACCGAAGTCTTCTGCGTGTTGTGGTATTACTTCTGCTTGGAACTCGTCGTGGATGTTAGCAACAAATGCGTACTCTCTACCGTGCTGCCATCTGCTCTTACCGAGTGCATGGTATAACTGTATCAAAGCTACCTTCATACACACAGCTCCGGCTGATTGAAGTAACATGTTTAGTGCTGCGTGACTACTTCTGATTGGTAGTAACCTACCATCTAGTCCTTTTAGTATACCACCGTTCCGAACTTTATTATCTATGGCTTCTTTTAACTTACGCAGTGCTGGCATGTTATTCATGAACTTACGCTTCAGTAGTATCCCTTCTTTTAAACCACCGCCCACGATTTCACCCATGAGTTCAGGACCAGCACCATAGAGTAGAGCATAGATGAATGTCTTAGCTTGATCTCTTGTTTCCAAACCTGCTGCTTTCTGATTAACAGTATGTATATCATCTTCCAACAGATACCTAGCGTACTGACCACCATCATAATTAGCTAGATAGTGAGCTAACATCCTTAACTCTAAGCCACTAGCATCACATCCCACCAACTTATATCCTTCACCCGCACCGAACAATTCTCGACACTCTTCACCGTATGGTATTGAACAGCTAGGAACTTGGGCAACATTAGGTTTACTATGTACACACCTACCTGTTACAGCTCCATTAGTATTAACACTACCATATATCCTCCCATTCTTTTGTAGCTTTAACCATGCACTGTTACCTTCTGATATTGCACCCAATCTTTTCTGCAACAACAAGTACTTCAATAGCTTCTCTCCTATAGGGTGATCTATCTTTTTTAGTGTAGCCTCATCAATCTTAGGAGTGGTAGCATCTGGTTCTACTGGTAAGTCATAGCCTAACTTCTTTAGTTGTTTAGCTATCTCTTGTCTACTGCCCGGATTAAATGGTATGTACTTAACTTTGTTATCTAACCTAACAGCATCTTCCACACGCTTCAGTACCTTCTTAGCTTCACGCAGTTTGTTACGAAGTTCACCTTTAGTCTCAGCTTCAAACACCTCACCATCTAACTCTAGCCTCCAACCCGATGCTGTCTTCATCTCAACCTTAGTAGGTTCACAGATAGACTCTAGCTCATCAGCTACTTCAGCTCGTTCACCCATCAACTTAACTTCTAACTCTTCAGCTTTCTTTATATCAAATGCAAACCCGTGTCGCTCCTGTTGAGATATGATAAATGCGAACCAATGTTCAATAGCTATCATCTGATTGCTTGGTTCCTGTTGAAGGAGATAATCGTACAACAGCTGTGTAACTATACAGTCACGCTCACAGTACTTCTTCATCTCATCGTTGTAGTGATCGAACGCACCGTCCTCTTCTCCGTATGTCAGCTTCGTAGCTTTACCCATCCGGTGTCCCCAAGCTTTCAAGCTGTGACTACCTACAAGTTTGGGATCGAAGTTGTTACGACCGAAGTCCTCGTTCCTCAAGTCACTGAAGATACACCTAGATAATACTAATGTATCTACTACTTTAACCAGAGGTGGAGAGAATCCGTACAGCTTCTTCAAAGCAGGTATATCAAACTTGATAACATTGTGTCCGACGATACGGTCTGCTTCTGCTAAGGCTGTCAATCCACGGTGTATACTATCTCCTGCAAAGGTCACCATCTTCGGAGTCATTGGATCGTACACAGACAAGCAGTGTACAGTGTGTAAGTCCGTCAGATTAGTGAAGTCTTCAAGAGCATTTGTTTCTATATCAAAGAATAGTGTTCTCATTTTTGTTTTTAGAATGGTTCATTATTTGTTTCTTCAAAGGTACTAGCCCTCTCTTCCTCGGTGCATCGTCCGGTGTCTATGTTGTAATACAATGTACTACAGTGTCCGGTCTCACCGCTGAATCGATTCTTCAGTACTCTTACTTTTGTTTCGTTAGATAGTCTGTCGCTTTGTTGGTTGCGTTCAAGTCCGATGACCATGTCCGATAGCTGTGCAATTGCTTGGGACCCTCGGAGGTGATGCAGACTTACTCGTCCACCCTCTTCATGTCCAGTATCCACACGCTTCAAGTGACTCACCAATACCATACCACACCCTGTCTCCTCAACAAGAGATCGTAGCTTGGTCATAGTATTATCAATCAGTCTGCGTTCATCGTCTCCTTGGATACCACTAACAACAATCGATAGGTGATCCAGGAATATCCACTTACAATCGAAGCCTTTAATCAGATACCTAATCTTAGATAACAGATTGTCGGACTCCATACTCCCGAAGTGATCGTAGGTGTAGAACTTACCGTTACCTACTGTCCTATCGAACGCAGGTTTCAGTTCCTTTTCATCTAACATATCATCATCTAGGTGTAGTGGTTTGTTCATGTGAATACCAAGGATACCCAACGCTGTGCGTCTGACAGATTCTTCAAGAGCTATGTAACCAACAGTCTCACCCAGTCCTAACAAGTGGTGTGCGATCTCACGACAGAACAGACTCTTACCGATACCACTACCAGCAGTAACAGTTACAAGTTCTCCTAGTCTCATGCCGTGTGTTATGTGATTCAGTCCGATAAACGGATACGGTTTGCTTTTGTGTTCCTCCTTATGAGAGATAACATCCCACAACTCCTTACCGTTTACGATACCGTCTGGTCTGTACTCTCTTGCATCAAACAAACACTGTACTAACTCCTTACTTCTGTTAGCAACAAGCATGTCGTTAGCATCCTTTAGTGGTAGCTCTGCGATGTGTGCTTTACCTGGAGTTAAGAGTGCTGCACATTCTGCTGCTCCCTTTCGTCCGACATCATCCATGTCAAAGCAGAACACCACCTGATCGTATCTATCCAACCAATCGATAGCTTGAGCAACGAACTTCTTAGCTGCTCCTGCTCCGTTAGGTACACTGACGACAGGCCACTTGTTATCGAAAGCTTGGCTAACACTTAACGCATCTACCTCACCCTCAGTAACAACTACTCGTCTACCTCCGTCTCGCCACAGGTGCTGACCGTACAATCCAATCAGCTCTCCTCTTGTAGCAAAACTCTTGTCAGCAAACCGTAGCTTCTGTGCACATGTCTTACCGTCTCTTGTTTTGTAGTTAGCTATTTGTACAGGCTGTCCGTTCACAGTACCCATCCAATACCCCCACTTCCGGCAGGTATCTTCAGTTAGGTTTCTTCGTGCTATTGCTTGAGGTGATCCGGTTACAAACTCTCTCGGTGTTGGTTCGCTCACTCGTTCTCCTCCTCCATCGTGACTGTTACAGCTGAAACAATGCCAGCTTCCGT